GGCCTGCGCAAGAAATGGGGGGTGGGGTCGAGGTTTTTGTAACAATTCGTGATCGAGTGTGGGGTTGACATTCGCTGGCACTCGGTCCATATGTGGATTGTCACCAAATGGTGATGCAACGGGCCTTGTGCCCATAGGAGTCTAACCATGCTTATCAATTCCAATCTGAACCTCGATTGTGGCAAAGGCGTACCCTTCACGATCACCCCGGAAAACGTTGCCGAGCTTGTGAAGCGCCCCGATGCAATTGCCCATGTGATTGCAATCGGACTCAAGAATATCCTGCAGGACTCACATGCTTCGATCAAGTATGATGACTTCAAGACCGAGGAAGAATGCCAAGCGGCCAAGCGCGAACGGGCGGGGAAGAAATTGCTTGCCCTGCTTGCTGGTGATGTGCGAACGGCGCGGGCGGGATCAAGCAATCGTGTTGACTCGTTCACCACGTTTGCACGCAGGCTTGTGCTTTCCATGCTTTCAAAGGAGAAGAAAAAGGTATTGGCCGAGTCTGCCGACAAAGGCGTGGCTTACCTCGATGCCGTTTACGAAAAGAACGCGGAAAAGTTGAAGCCGCAGGTTGACGCCATGATTACTGAAGCCGCCGAAAAGGCCCGTAAAGCGGCCGAATTGGCAGACGGGCTTGATTTGGACATCTAACCGCAAGCGGGACTCGGTCGGGATTGTCTGCCGAGTCCCTTTCTCAAACTCATTAACATTTGGAGTCTGCTATGATTATTCAATTCTCTGGTTCATCCCCCACGCCACGGCTTATCGTCAATCGGATTGACGTTAATACTGAGTCGGATTTGGATACGGCCATCAAACAGGCAAAGCATGTTGCCACACTACTCGGTCCCGATTATTGGTGGGCAGGAGTTTGGGCCGCTGGCGGCAAGACACTGCTTTGGGAAGCTACATTCAAACGCGAGCTTGTGTTCGCTTAATCGAGCACGATCTGCCAAACCGCCCCATATGATCCGTGGGGCGGTTTTTGCTTATCATGGCGTTGCCATGCCGATTGCCGCCACAGAAACCATGCGCCATTGCGCGGCGGGTTTGATCCGGTCCCGCAATGCCGCCGCGCCACAAATCACAATGGCGGGCCGTTTGCGGCGCTTGTGGCTGATTATCCCCTGATCAAAACCTGATTATAACCAGATTGCCTGACTTCGTGGGGGGACCGGGTTTGTCGAGTCGCCGTCCGCAAGTATCGGTATGCCAGACTGCATACATATTCTGTATTCCGTAAAGTATCGGTATCGAAACTCGGTTTTTTATCGAGTACGATATGTATCCGCTCTTTTTTTAGTTTATTCTTAAATTTTTTTTTTTTTTAAAATTAGGACAGTATGGCTGACCTACCTCGTGAACGGAAAGCATACGGACCCAGTGCCGGATCGGTATACTTGCGGCCATCCGCGCGGCAAACGTGGGGTAAACGGTTTCCTAGGCAATCTGGTGCTAATCAGGATTTTACTAGGGGAGAATGAGGCGTGAACGCCTGATGAAACCCCGATGAAACCAATGGGGTTCACATATGCCCCCTCATTAAAATGTGTTGCGGGGCGGCGCGAGGAATGTTATAATCGTACCATGCGCCGCATTGGGTGAGTCGTTTGCCGAGTGTCCGCACATAATCAACTCAGGAGTCTATCCAAATGACCATCACCGTTTACCTCGCCCAACACATTGCCGAGTCCGCTGCCGTGCAGATGCAGGCCTCTGGCTATCGCAGGCCCGTCAATTACGTTGACGACACTCGCGAGCGTGCCCCAATCACGCTCCCGCTAATCCCCCCGCGGAACCCACGCAACTATGAAGCGAGGGCTTAACCATGCCCAGTCTTTCCGAAGTTTGCATTATCATGCTTGTGGCCTTGATGATGACCGTCATCACATTCGAGTGGTACTTGGCGCAGGAACGTGCGTTTACCAAATGCCTCGACAAGCACAGTCTCGATACTTGTATGGAGACTTTCCGCTAATGCCCGAGTTCTGCCAAATGTGGGTTCCAGTGTCTCCGAAAGGGGACATTTGGGCTGCGCAGGCCCATCCGAACAAAACCATCGTCGAGAGGCGGATTGCCAAACACGAGGCCAAGCACGGGCCTTCCCGTTTTCCTTGGACTGTCACTCGCGCCGCCCTCGTTTTGAATTACCCAACCAAAGGAGTCTACCAAATGAAAATCGAAGCGGAACCAAGTGGCTTGTCCGCAACGGCAAGCGCATTCGTATCACAACCATCAACAACTGAGGGAGGCCTAAACCTTGAAACACCTCGATCAACTCAAGCAGGACGCTTTCAACATTCCAGTTGACTCATCCTGGCTCACAGTCGTCCGTATGCCGAGGATCGGGAAACAAGAACCCGACTGTCTCCTCCGCATCACGAACGCAGACCCGATTGACGCTATCGTGATGCTCATGGGCGTTATCGAACAAGTCGAGTCTAGCAACAGCGATGTCCCCCTGTTCAGGGGCCTATCCGCCGCAGTTAACCTTGCTATCAAACAAACCCTCGAAAGGAACATGAAATGATAACTAAAGCCCAACTCATCGCCGCACGAGCCCTCATCGCGGAGCCGTCCGGCTGGACAACGTATGCCTTCGGCAGGAACGCCAATGGTGTGTCTGTTACTTTCGGGCACGACGGACCCGTCGAGCCTACTGTCTGCCATTGCCTCATGGGCGCAGTTATTGTCCAACTACCCACTGACCGTTTGTGGGAAAAAATCAGTGCCGCGGCGGACGCCTTCAACATGGGCACCTCGGAAGTCACTGCCTTCAACGACCGCTCAACCCACGCCGAGGTCCTCGCGTTCCTCGACGCAGTTATCGAAAGGACGCCAGCATGAAAACCATCGCATACCACACAGTAGATAAATCCGCATGGGGAGACGGCCCCCGGACTACTGAACCCGATAAGGTCCAGTGGCTCGATCCCGTATCCGACCTCCCTTGCCTCATGGTTCGCAACCACGCAGGCGCATGGTGCGGCTATGTCGGCATGAGTCACAACCATCCTTACTACGGACGAGGTTATGACGATTGTGACCTCGACGTACACGGCGGACTGACCTTTGCCAGCAAATCCAGTCACGGTAACGAAGCCGAGTCCATCTGCCACGTTGTCGAAAACAACGAGGATGATAATGTTTGGTGGCTTGGTTTTGACTGCGCACACGCAGGGGATAAGTGCCCTGCTTACTCTCAATACAGTTCCCTCAGCGGGGGCGTCTATCGCAGCCAAGAATGGGTCAAGGCGGAAGTCGAAAGTCTTGCCCTGCAATTGATTGATGAATGGGCCGCTGTTTCCGTTCGGTTCAGGTCAACTTTGGTCAACTATAAGGCTGGGCCGTTCGACCCTATACCCTCACATATGGACATAAGGAGTAGAGAAACGACAAACAAAGAAATCCTGCAACCACTGCCGATGCCCATTGAGGAAATTCACCGCATGTTCTCAACCCCGAAACCTGAATGCGAGCACGTTTGGGGTGGGTGGCGGAATTTCCCAGACGGCAATGGAGGTGAGCAGGTCTGCAAGAAATGTGGGCTTGGTGCCATGGCGCATACTTTGAGGACCGGCTCATGACACTCGACATAGAAAAGCTGGAAGCACTGGCGGAAGACCGGGCTGTTACCCACGCAGTTCAATTGATTTGCGGCAATGTCCAGACGACCCCAGAAACCGCAAGACACATTGCGACACGGTTGATTGAAACCTTGAAAGCCCTTGGCTGGATTCCACCAGCAGATGTGGAGAGGTTGCAAGCGGCGCTGGATGAGGAACGGCGCAAGTTTCAGCAGGAAACACTACGTACAAGTGAACAGGTGGTGTTGCTTGTCAAGTGGAAGGAACGCTGCGAGGACGAACACGCGCCCGGACCTTGGGCACGGGGTTGCAAGTGGTGCGCCCTTGTCGGGGAAACAACCGAACTGCTGAGCCGCCCGATTAACACCGCCAAAGCCATGACACCAGACCAGCAAGCGGCATATAACGCTGCATTGGATGCGGCTGCGGAACAAGCATTGACCGTCATAAGCAAAGCCAGCCTTGAAGGGGTTGGGCCAAGGGTTTCAAGGCTATGGCTTCTGAGGCTGACCAAAGACTTTCGCCAAATCATCCTCGCACTCAAATCACCATCACCTGATTATGTGGTGGTGCCTGTGGAGCCAACGCCCGAAATGATCCGAGCCGGCCATCACCAGATTGATTGGTGCAGGGACAAGCAGAACACATCGGAGCCAGATCACCCCTCGCAGAAAGAAACCATAGGCGGCGAGGCAACAGGAACGTCTTGCGCTGACGATGTTCGGGACGCATACCGCGCCATGCTCAAAGCCGCAGGAAACTCAACAACCACCACCTCCCCCTCTTCCCTTGATAATACCGCCGAGGGATGATATAATTATGACTTCCACAGGAGAACTCACATGACTATGATAACTGGAAATAACATCACCGCTTACCAGTACACTGTGCAAGCTAAAGCCCTCGAGTTGTGGGCCAAGCACCGGATCAAAGCCAATCGCAACTTCAGCCCAAAGCAGACGGTTGCACATGCCGCTCGCATCAGCGGCAAGAACATCAAGCCCCTCGACTACCTCGGTGCGGCCAAAGCCCTCCGAGCCGCCGCCGAAAACATCACCCGCAACGGAGCATCATCATGACAAAACTCGTTCACGCCAAGCGCGACACCTGGACTTCCCCCGATGGCGTAGTTTTCTTTGACGAAAAGCAGGCAATGAGGTACATTACTCACGGCCAGCTTGCTGAGAAAATCCGTGCTCGATATGCTCTCTCTGATGCGGAGCAAATGCTTCCTCAGATGTCGGTCAACGTCCTCGCTGAGTTGATCTTGTCTCTGACCTTCGACGAGCAGTTCAACGTCGTTGTGCCTGAAGCTGACGCTTCCAGCGAGTTGGTCATGCGATGATTGATGTCCTTGCAGTCTTGATCCCTTTCACTGTCGGCTTTATCGCTGGCTATCTTTGGAAATAAGGAGTCCTTCATGTTCTCAATCCAATCTCGAGGCGAAATCGACACGAACGCCCTCCGCCTCATGGGCGCATCAGTCAAGGGCGATGATGCCATTGGCGAGTTCGGGTCCGGCCTCAAGTACGCCATCGCCTGTCTCCTCCGTGAGGGTATTCACCTCTCGGTCTTCTCCGGCACCCGTGAAATCAATATCTCCACCGTCACTGAGTCTTTCCGCGGTTCCGATTTCCGAGTCATCATCATCGACGGCGAACGGACCTCGATCACGACCCGTACCGGACCCAAGTGGACTCCACGCGAAGCGATCCGCGAACTGTGGTCCAACGCGCTTGACGAGGGCGAGGCCTCCAAGTCCGACAGCGTTCCGCTTCTGCCCCGCCCAGGCTTCACCACCATCCACATCGGCGATCACCCTGCGATCCAAAGCATGTTCGATTACTGGGACCAATACTTCCTTGGCGATGTCCTTGCGATATACACCCACCCCTCGTTCGGCTCGATCCACAAGCAGGCAACCCCCAACTTCTTCCGCAGGGGCGTTTGGATTTGCCAGGAGGCCAAGCCGCTTCCCCTCTTTTCTTACAATTTCTCCGCACAGAACTGTCCTTCTCTCCCAGAGTCCCGCCTTGTTTCAGCGCAAGCCTGCACTTCCGCCCTCGGTCTTCTCCTCGGCGCCTGCTGTGAGCCCGAAGTCATGCACAAACTTATCGAGCGGGTTAACAAACTCTCCCTCGAGTGGTCGGCCCTTCGGACCTATTCCTACTACATCAGTCCCGAGTTTAAAAACGCAATGACTGACATTCTCAAACTCACCTACACCCATGTCGGCCAGAACACTAGTCGAGTTGCCCTGCATGATAAGATCAAGTCTCACCAAATCGTCCTCTGGTGCGACTCAGACGCTTACGATGTTCTTTCCTCGGACGTTGGCATTCCCACAATCGAGGACTCCATCGGCGTCAACGACCGCTACGAAATCCTCCCTTGGCCGATCGGCGTAAAGGAGATCGTTGACGAGCGCCTCGCCTTCCTCGCCTCTCACGACATCAAATTCCCTCCGGAGACCGCCTTCCACTTCGCCGAGTTCCGATCAAGAGAAACCCTTGCCGAGGCCGACACGAAAAACCATCGGTGTCTTCTCTCTCACCAAGTCGCAAACTGTGGGGCAACCCGCCTCACACAGGCCCTTGTCGAGGAGTGGACGCACCTCTATCACGGCGTCCGCGATCACACCCTTGCCCAACAGCACGTTTACCTCAACCTCATCACAAGGCTCCTCGGATGCGGCTCATTGAACTCATCTTCACCCTCATCGCCGTCTCCGGAACCCTCTTTCTGATTGGACACGCCCTTGCATATCTCCCTTTCCTCTTTCGGTAGTCTCCTCCTTTCGGACGGCGACAACTACGTCGTTCAAATCCCTGCCACAGTCGGGGGCTTGATCTACTTCAAAGACATTCTCATCTCTCGCCAGCTCGGCCAGACTAAACTCGGTCAGGCTGGTGCCCCAACCCAGGATCAAGTTGACGAAGCCGTCTCCAAGTTCCTCAAGCAACGGGAAACCAATCCCTTCCTTGAAATCGACTCGAAAGGACTCGATATTTGATGGCCCTTCCCTCAAACCCTGAAGCCTACGCACACATTCAAGCAGTGCTTGATGCGGTGCTGGCAAAGCCCGGCGCTACTTACACATGCGCCTCACCCAAGGCCGCTGTCCGCTGGCGAATGGAGGCTTACTACTTCCGCAAGCTGGTGCAAGCCGCAGGCGATAACCGCTACAACGACCTCGTTTTGAAGCTATCCGATAACGTCATCACTTTCGCTCGACGTGTGCCCGAGGGCGTTCTCCAGGACGCCGACGGCAAGCCCCTCGACTTCGCGGAAGCTCGTCCGCTTACCGAGGAAGAAAAGCAACTCGAGGACTCCATTTTCGAGCTGGCCAAGGGGCTAAAGCTGGACACTCTCGATGACCTCTGACGAGCAAGAAGCTCAAAGCAGGAAATACTCCGACGACGTTGTGATCCTGCTTCCCCTTTCTTCCGGCAAGGTCGCCGTCTTCAACAACGCTAGACAGTTGGAACGCATTGTCGATCCGCCTGTAACCGATCTAAGTGTGAGTATAACTCATCGAGTAACTACTCCCACTCGCCGCCCAACGTTCAACCCTGAAATAGAATTGGACCTCTAAACTCAGCGATGATCAGGTACGAGCAATACGAAAAGCACGAGGACCTCAAGAGATAATCGCTTGGGAGTTTGTAATTTCACAATCAAAAGTATCAGCTATAAAGAACAGAAAGGCTTGGAGTCATGTCCCGGATGAAACATAATCCTACACCTGAACAACAGAATATTGTTGAGGCAGTTACGGCCTCAGAGGAAAACATTATCATCAGCGCCCTGGCGGGGGCAGCTAAAACTAGTACTTTGGTTTTGGTAGCTGAAGTCCTTAAAACCAAGTCAGTGTTATGCCTTGCGTTTAATAAAAAGATCGCAGTCGAGATGGCCGAGCGCCTTCCGCCCAACTGCCAGTCGATGACCCTCAACTCCCTCGGCCATCGTGCTTGGGCAGAGGCGACAGGCAAACGTCTTATCCTCGACACGAAGAAAACCTTCATGATCCTTACGGAGTTGGTCAACGCCCTTCCGCCTCGAGACAAGACCGATGCCTTTGAGGAGTTTGCCGACACCCTCAAGATGATCGAGGCTGGCAAGACGGCTGGCTATATTCCTACTGGCCACTACCCCAATGCCAAGGCCCTCATGCGGGACGAGGAGTTCTTCGCTGGGCTTGACGATCGACCCTCTAAATCCCAGGAAGACCTCATCCGAGCAGCCACACTCAAATCCATCGCGCAAGCCTACGAGGGCAAGATTGACTTCAACGATCAAATCCTTATGCCGACTGTGTTTCCGGCTATGTTCCCCTCGTTCCCGGTCGTCATGATCGACGAGGCCCAGGACCTCTCCGCTCTCAACCACGCCACGCTGCGGAAGATGGTGAAGAAACGGCTGATCGCAGTGGGCGATCCATGCCAGGCGATCTACGGTTTCCGTGGGGCGCACGAGGACTCGATGACTCTTCTCGCCACGCAGTTCAACATGAAACCCCTCATGCTTTCTATCTCCTTTCGTTGTCCTCGCAAAGTCGTGGCCGAGGCTCTCTGGCAGGCGCCTCACATGCGCTATCCTGAGTGGGCGATTGAGGGCGAGGTTCGTACTTGGGGCGAGTGGTATGCTGCGGACATTCCCGAGACCGCTGCGATCATCTGCCGTAACAACGCTCCACTTTTCTCTTGCGCCATCCGGCTCCTGAAGAACGGGCGCTACCCTCAGATCGTAGGCAACGACATCGGCAAGCACCTGATGAAGGTGATGAAGAAATTCGGTAATTCGTCGATGCCCCGCAAGGATGTCCTCTTCTCGATCGACCAATGGTCCGAGGCACGAAAAAAGAAATCCCGCTTCCCAACTAAGATCGACGACCAAGCCGACTGCCTCCGCATCTTCGCCAACCAAGGAGAAAACTTGGGCGACGCCCTCGCTTACGCCGAACACCTGTTCAACTCCCAAGGCCCCATCACGCTGATGACCGTTCACAAGAGTAAGGGTTTGGAATTTAAAGATGTTTTCGTTTTGGATCGAGACCTTATAAGAATAGATGAAGGACAAGAGGCCAATTTACTTTATGTGGCGCAGACCCGCTCTCAGGGAACTTTAACCTACATGAACTCGGATAGTTTCCTCGACAATACCGTTTGACTTTTCTTTATGACTAGGTTATGTAAACCGTAAAGGAGAAAATGAATGCCAAAGATTAAGCCAGACAACTTAACCCGTAGAGAGTGGCTTATTCAACGTTATTGGGAAGGAGTAGATAAACGAGGACCTGATGACTGTTGGCCTTGGATGAAAGCTAGAGTAACAGATGGCTATGGAACTATTTCCCTTATAAAGGGTATTCCATATGCAACGCATAGACTAGCTTACGAAATTGAGTATGGTTCCATTCCAGATAAGTTATACGTCCTGCATACTTGCGATAATCGAGCGTGTTGTAACCCCGCTCATCTTCGAGCCGGAACAAACATTGAAAACACCCAGGACATGCTCAACAAACGGCGCGGAGGAAAGTTGACACACGAACAGATAGCTGAGATTAATGAAACCGCCGCCCGACTGAGGATCGAGACCAACCCAGTGTCTCGACCGCAGTACTACGCCAACTCTCGCACCCCTGACATCATCGCTTTGATCCTTCAGGGGGTGCCTTACCGGGACATAGCAAAGCAACTTAATTGCTCTGTCCCTCACGTCACGAACACAGCCAAGCGCCGCCTCTATGGCCCTCGGCGGTTCACAGTAGAGGGGCTGTCTGACGAACAGCTCTTCGCCATCCACAAGGAAGCCACTCGCATAGGCGTGACCGTTGCCGAACTCGCCCGTGCCCTGATCATCGACGGCATAAATGAAATAGAGGACAAAGCAAATAAATAGCCGAGTAGGGGATACATATGCTTTACCGGGTGCATCGTATGTATCCCCACGGCTCCTCCAAAATAAGGCTTGACTTTTCCCGCGAGCTTTCGTATAGTGGGGGCGTTACCAACACAACCGCCCAATGGGCAACAAAGGAAGTTACATTATGTCCACCAAGTCAATCTCTATCAGCGGCGTTTCTGTTGAAGTGTCTGCCCCATACGCCGAGGGTCATGTCATCACTGCTGCCGAGGCCAAGACCCTCAATCAGACTCGCGCCGAGAACATCGGCAACAACTTCCGCTCGGCTGTCAAGGCCGCGCTTGAGCAGCCTGAAGGTGAAGCCCGCAGTGCCGCCCTGTCGAAGGTCCTCGAAGACCTGAAGGGTTACGACGAGAACTACGTCTTCTCGATGACGGGCAACGCTCGCACCCCGATCGACCCGATCGAGGCCGAAGCCTTCCGCATCGCCAAGGAAGTTGTCAAGGGCAAGATCAGCGAGAAGTACGGTGTCACGCTCAAGGCCTACTTCGCCACCGAAGGCAACGAGGAAAAGTACGAGGCCGCTGTCGAGAAGATCGCCGCCCAGGAAGACACGATCAAGGAAGCCAAGCGCCGTGTCGCCTCGAAGAAGAAGCTGCCTGACCTCGGCGGTGAAGACCTCTCGATCTAACAAAGACTGCGGGGGCACACTTCCTCCCCCGGACTTAACCCGCAGTCCTCGCCCGCCACAAGGAATTAGACTCCCCTTGTGGCGGGCACTTCCACCTTCATCAACGATCGGAAATCAAGATGACAACTTATTCAGCTAATCTTCGCGGAATGAATTTCCGCCCCGTGTCGGCGCAGACAATCGTCATGGGACTCGAAGAGGGATACGAATTGACCCTCGCTCGTGAGGCCCACAATCCTTACGACCCCAACGCGATCATGGTCCTCGATCCAGCGACTGGCGAACACCTCGGCTACGTCGCCAAGGAAGTCGCTGTTGATCTGGCCCAGGAAATGGACGGCGGTATGTTGACCCGCTGCTCATGTGATATGCCAGCAGGCAAGGCCACAATCATCAGCATCGAGACCCTCGATCCTGCCGAGCAGACCGCCGCCTGATGCGCGAACTTCTGCTTCAGGCCGTAGCATCGGAACACGGACTTGTAGTGCATACCCCTGAACCACTACGCCTGAGGCAGAAACTTTATTCGGTTAAAAAAGAGGACGTGAGTTTCATCTGCCTCTCTTTCGTTCTGTCACCCACTGATCCCGACAACGAACTATGGATAGTTAAACGCGATGAAATCCGAGAAACTCTCTAAGCACACGATCCTCTTTTTCGAGGGGGACTTTGCCCGCCTCCAGCAGCTTCATCCCGACGGCGCTGCCTCAACAATCCTTCGCAACTTGCTCCGAGTCTACCTCGACAAGCGCGATCCTAAAGTAGACACAAGCAAAATCAAGGGAGATGTCGATGTCTGACCTCGCAACCATTTTTTCCAAAGACCCCTTCAAGTGCTCCGAGCAGGACATTCACGATCTGGTCACAGGCCTCCGCGCCCGCTTGACCTCGTTCAAGCTCGACAACACCTCCGGCGCAGGGAAGCTGAAAGCCCCTTCGGCCAAGGCCCTCGAACTGAAGAAAGTCATCAACGCGGGGGATATTGACCTGTGACCAGCCACCGCAACGAGGACGGCACGTTCTTCGCATGGGACTCGACCATGCTCAAGGCCGCTGAGAAGTGCCCCAGATATTTCTTCTACAAGCATATCGAAGGTTGGGAGTCGGGCATGAAGTCCCATCACCTGACGTTCGGTGGCTTCTATGCCAGCGCTATCGAGCGTTATCACAAGTCCCGTGCGCTCGGTGCTTCGCATGACGAGGCTCTTGAAGCAACTGTCTGGCAGACTCTCAAGGACACTTGGGAAATCACAGGCTCCAAAGACGGCGAGCCCATTGGTCGTCCGTGGAACTCCTACGACAACAACAAGAACCGCGAGACCCTCATCCGTTCAATCGTCTGGTATCTCGAGACGATCCTCGATGACGGCTCCGAGACGATCATCCTTTCAGACGGCAAGCCAGCCGTCGAGTATTCCTTCAAACTCGAAGTCGATAACGGCCTGATCTTTTGCGGCCACATCGACCGCCTGGCCCGGATCATGGGCGACATCTACGTCACTGATCAAAAGACGACCGGCTCCACCATCACCCCTCGCTTCTTCGAGGGCTTTAACCCCGACACTCAAATGTCTATGTACACCTTCGCAGGCCGTGCCATCTGGGAGCTCCCCGTCAAGGGCGTGGTCATCGATGGCGCTCAAATCGCGGTCGGCTTCTCCCGTTTCGAGCGAGGCTTCTCTTTCCGCACTGACGCACAGCTCGACGAGTGGTACGATCAGGTGATGGAACTCATCGAGCGCGTGAACGGCTATGTCCGTGTGGCTCTCGAGGCGCCCACTGGCGAAGGCCCTTTCGAAGCCGAGCGCGCTTTCCCCATGAACCCCTCTTCGTGCGGGAACTACGGTGGCTGCGAGTTTCGCCACATCTGCGCCATGGACCCAGCCACCCGCAAAAAGTTCCTGCCCGCCGCCTTCAAACCAGGCTGGGTGTGGAACCCGCTCATTAGTCGGTGAGTGTTATGGCAAAAGCAGTTGATCCAATCCCTGTTAGTGAATTACGTAAACTGTATAGTTACGATCCCGATACAGGGCAATTAACAAGACTTACTTCTCGTCGGAAAGAGTTTATTGGCGTAGTTACTAATGACTCAGTTCGGTTAGGTGAGCATGAAATAAGTGTTAATAGAGTTGCATGGACTTTGTATTACGGTTACTGGCCTAGTAATTATATAGACCACATAAACAGGGACAGGAAAGATAATTCCATAAACAATTTGCGTGAAGCAAGTCCATCAGAGAACGGTTATAATAGTGTTCAAGTTAATTCGCATGGATACAAGGGAGTAACATGGCGCGATCGCAAAAACAAACCTTGGTTAGCCAAAATAAGAGTAAGCGGCAAAAGAATTAATCTAGGTTCTTTTGAAACCAAAGAAGCTGCTGCTCAAGCCTACGAAGAAGCCTGCATAAAATATCATGGCAGGTTCGCACAATTAGGAGTCAAGTAATGCCTAAACTTTCCGCCCACCAATCCTCCGATTTTGTCAAGGTCCTATACCTTGGCGACTCCGGTACGGGTAAAACAGGTTCCCTCGTTTCCCTCGTCAAGGCCGGATACCAACTCCGCGTCCTCGATTTCGATAACGGCCTTGACATTCTCGCGGCTTATATTAAGAACGAGTGCCCGGACAAACTCGATGCCGTTGATTTCGAGACCCGCCGTGATAAATACAAGGGCGGTCCAGTTGGTCCAACCCTCGACGGCCCTGCCCGTGCTTTCGCGGAAGCCATGCGCCTGCTTAACAAGTGGCCAGATGGTACGATCCCCGCCGAGTGGGGACCGAACACTGTCTTCGTGATGGACTCCCTCACGGGCCTCGGCAAAGCCGCTTTCGAGTGGGCCAAGGGCATGAACCCGATGGCGAAGGAACCCCGCCAGTGGTATCATGCCGCACAACAGGCTGTCGATCAACTCCTCGCCTTGCTCACCTCCGAACCGTTCCGAGCCAACGTCATCGTTATCGCTCACGTTCAGATCGTCACCGCCTCAGACGGCTCAGTCCGTGGGTATGCCAACACAATCGGTAAGGCCCTCGGCCCGTTTGTCCCGACCTACTTCAACAACATGATACTCGCTCACACCGTAGGCGTGGGCAAGCAGGCGAAGCGGAGCATCACCACTGTTCCGACTTCGCTCCTCGACCTTAAATCATCAGCGCCCTTTAAGGTTGAGGCCGAATTACCCCTGGGCACTGGCTTAGCAACACTGTTTGAACAGCTTAAAGGAAAACAACCATGAACTTCAATGAAGTCCTGAACAAGAAAGCCTCTGAAATTGAACGCCCCGCCCTACTTCCGATCGGCCATTACACGGCCAAGGTCGCCAAGGTTCCTTCAATGGATACCAAGTCCTCGGACAAGGGATCGTGGGACATTCTCGAGTTTACCCTGATCCCCGTGTCGGCCGGTGAAGACGTTGATCCTGAGTTGCTTGCAAAGTACGGCGCTTTCAGCCCCGTCTCTGCACAGCGCCTCTCGTTCATGTTCAACAAGGAGGACCAGGCCGCGTTCGATCGGACGCTGTTCAACCTGAAGCGGTTCCTCCTCGACCACCTGCAAATCCCAGGTGACGAAGGTTCGTCCGTTAAGGAACTCATCGACCAGTCAGTCGGCGCACACTGCGCGATGTTCATTCGCTGGGAACCGGATCGCAATGATCCTGAAGTCCAGTACCCACGCATCGCTCGCACTGCTCCAGTGTAACAACAACGAGGGGTGGCGATTGTGCTGCCCCTTTACTTCTCTCTCGGAGCAACCATGTCATATCAATCCCTTCCTATTGACTCCATCATCGTCGATCGTCCTGCGCGACAACGCAAGGAACTCACGCAGATTGAGGAACTTGCTAACTCGATCCGCGAGGTAGGTCAACTCCAGCCAATCATCATCAAGCGCGATAACGTCCTCGTCGCAGGCGAACGTCGGTACACAGCGATCAAGTCCCTCGGCTGGACTCACATCGACACCAAGTACATCGACGAACTCGACCCCGCACAAATCCACTTGATCGAGCTGGAAGAAAACATCAAGCGGGTTGACCTGTCATGGCAGGACCAGTGCCTAGCAGTCGAGCAGTACCACCAGCTTCGGGCGTCCTTGGACCCCGAGTGGAACAACGTCGCCACTGCGGAAGCCCTCGGCGTCAGCCAGTCGGACGTATCCGCAAAGCGCGCAGTAGCTGCCGAAATCCAGAAGGGTAACACTCGCGTTCTCGAAGCACCCAAGTTCTCCGTTGCCCGTGGTATCACTCAGCGTGATGCCGAACGCAAGCGGGATACTGTGGTTCACGAGTCGATGGCCGAGATGTTCGGGGTTGATGCGATCCCGGAGAAAGTTGTGCCATTGCTTAACGCTGACTTCCACGAATGGCAGCCGACATACTCAGGGCCTAAGTTCAATTTTATCCACTGCGATTTCCCCTACGGGGTGAACGCTGACAAGCACGATCAAGGCAAGGCCGCAGCCTTTGGCGGGTACGAGGATAGCGAGGAAGTCTATTGGGGATTGCTAGACCGCCTAGCCGCTGCGATGGAGAACGTCATCGCTCCATCAGCTCATTTGATGTTTTGGTTCTCGATGGACTTCTACGAGGACACCGTTCAGAACCTCACCGACATGGGGTGGAAGGTTAACCCGTTCCCCTTGATCTGGCACAAGTCCGACAACATGGGCATCCTCCCCGATCCCACTCGCGGGCCACGTCGTATCTATGAAACCTGCCTCATGGCTTCGCGAGGCGATCGCAAGATCATCCGCGCTGTGTCCAACGTAGTCTCCCATCCCACTACGAAGGAAATTCACATGAGCGAAAAGCCTATCGGGATGCTCACCAAATTTATGGAGATGTTCGTAGATGAACACACCTCTCTCCTTGACCCAACTTGTGGAAGCGGAAACGCGATCCGCGCAGGCGAGACACGAGGTGCACACGCCGTCCTTGGCCTCGAACGAGACATCGAGTTCTACAACAGAGCAAAGGAAGCATACCTCGATGAACCAGACAACATCTGAACTGTTGGCCGAGCGCCACAAAACCCACGGCTCGTTTAACGATCATGCCAGGATTACTATAAAACTTAAAGCCGTTTACCGCGAAGAACTGCGAAAACGCATTGATAGAAACCAACCTATGTTAAACGATACTCAACTCGAGTCTATGGACATGATCCTCCACAAAATCGGGCGCATTATTGCTGGCGACGCCTCGTTCCAGGATCATTGGGACGACATCGCAGGCTATGCAAAGATTGCAAATGGAGTAGACAAATGAGCCAATACCCATCACTTTCAGCCGTTGTACAACCAGCCAACTCAATGGACCAGCTCGAAAGCCACATCGATCAGTTGGCAATGCTTGTGGACAGTCTTGAAACAACGGTCCAGAAGTTCATCTCGATACCAAGCAGTGTCCCTATTAAGGGAACCAGCATTGGCGCAGCTGTTCAGGTGAGGCCACCTCACTTCGAGCGACTCGACATGGCTAATGATCGTCTTGGTGCCCTCATCGGTTCGGCGGAGCTGCTGATCCAAGCGATTAATAGCAAGGTTTAATACATATACTTTACCCAATACAGTATCCATACCGAGGCCGTCTATGCTTATGATTGTGAACGAAGCTCCAAACGAGGAAGGCTTTCTCTCAGGCCGTCCGCTTGCCGGACCCCAAGAGACCCTCCTCCGCCAGTCTCTTTCACACGTAGGCATAGACCTTCGGGATGCTGACTTTCGCTCAGTGTTCCCGTTCGGCGTCAAGGAAATCAAGACCTTTTGCGGCAAAGCGCCTGAAGGCGTTCGTGGTTTTCCCGCCATCGTCAAGGGTAAGCACCTCCGCGCCGAGTACGGTGTACATCTTACCGCCCTCCACGAGGCCATCAAACATCACAAGCCCACGGTAGTCCTGGCCCTCGGCGCCACAGCCATGTGGGCCTTGACAGGCATATCCGGCATCCGTAACTATCGCGGCACTCCGATGCACGGGTTCGGCCACCTCTCCCAAACAAAGATCATCCCGACCTTCGCACCAGCTGCAATCCACAAAGACTGGTCTCAGCACCCTGTCTTCATCGCGGACCTCGACAAGCTGCGGCGCAACATGGACTTCCCTGAAATCCGCAAGGTCCGCCGTTCGATCTTTATCGAGCCGACCTTTGAGGACCTCGCCAAATTCGAGCAAGAGTACATCGAGCCAAACCCATACCTGTCGATCGACATCGAAACAATGGGTCGGATCATCACCTGCGTAGGCTTTGCACCCACGCCAGAGGTAGCCTTGGTAGTCCCTTTCGTTAACGCAAACAACACTCCCTATTGGCCGAGCGTCCAGCTCGAAGTCGGTGCCTGGCGTTGGGTTAAACGCATGTGCGCCCTGAAGAAAACCGCAGTCTTCCAGAACGGCATGTACGACATGCACCACCTTTGGCGGAATTACGGCATCCCAGTTCTTGCGGCCTCCGAGGGCCAAGACACTATGCTTCTCCATCACGCGCTTCAGCCTGAAATGGAGAAGTCCCTACGTTTCCTGGGATCGGTTTATACCGACGAAGTGGCTTGGAAGTTTATGGGCCGCAAGAAGGTTGACACAATTAAAGCGGAGGATTAACTCATGATTTACCTTGCATCGCCATACTCCCATCCAGAGGCTTCCGTTCGTGAGGCTCGTTACAATGCCGCCCGCTTGTGTGCTGCGGCTTGTCTCAAGATCGGCCAGCCTGTGTTCTCCCCTATCGCCTACGGGCACCCACTGAACGAAGTCGAGCCTGCGCTTGGCACTTCCGCTCAGGCTTGGAAGGAGTTCAACACCGCCATGCTGCGTCACGCCTCGATGATGAGTGTACTCATGCTTGAGGGTTGGGATCAATCTGCCGGAGTCACAGCTGAAATCGCTATGGCTAAGGCCCTCGACATTCCAGTCTATTACATCGAGTACTTCCCACCCTCTAAGGGACAGCAAAACTAATGCGTGTCATTTATTCAGACGAGCTGCGTCACGACACTTGCCTCACGCAGGACGAGAACGACTGGGTTTACAACGGCTTCGATGCCTGCGTGACGCTGGAAATCCTTAACAAGTTGTTGGGGTATCTCGATCCCACAACCGAGGCGATCTATAATCAGAGCCGGGCTTTGCAGGGGCCTGTGCTTGAAATGAACATGCGGGGGCTGCGGGTTGATAAGGCCCAACGCAAGCACGTCCTCGACGGGTTCCGCTTCGAGATCAAGTTCATCACCGATCAGCTGAACCGCATCATCGGTGAAGCCCTGGGCCTGAAGATCAATTGGTCCTCACCAGCCCAGGTCAAGCACCTGTTCTACGATGTGTTCCAATTGAAACCAGTTCGGAAGCGGAACGCTCACGGCCTGTTCATGCCAACGGTAAACCGTGAGGCGTTGGAGAAGCTATCGACTTACCTCGTAGCCGAACCATTCTGCTTGCGGCTTTTGCTCCTGCGTGATCTTGAAAAGAAACGCCAGTTCCTTGAAACGGAGATTGATCCTGATGGACGAATTAGAACGTCTATTAACCTCGCCGGCACAGACACCGGACGGTTCTCCTCGAAGTTTTCAGACATGGGAACTGGAACAAATCTCCAAAATGTTGACCGCTCCCTGCGTTCCGTCTTTATTCCAGACGAGGGAATGGCCTTCGTCAATTATGACCTTGAGCAAGCCGACTCCCGTAATGTGGGAGCAAATTGCTGGCAATGGTTTTACGAGTCCCACGGACCTGAATACGCTGGAGCTTATCTTGATGCGTGTGAGTCCGCTGACCTCCACACAACTGTCTGCAAACTCGCGTGGGCAGAGTTCGAGTGGACCGATGACATCAAAGCCAACCGAGCCATAGCCGATCGCATCTTCTACCGTCAGGACTCGTACCGTCAGACCGCAAAGAAACTTGGTCACGGCACGAATTACTACGGTCAGGCACCGCAGATGGCTCTCCAAACTAAGATCGACCGGAACATCGTAGGAGTTTTCCAAGACAAATACTTCAAAGCTTTCCCTTGTATCAAGTCCGGTCACGAGTATGTGAAGCGGATGCTCCGGGAAACGAGTACGCTCACCACGTTGCATGGTCGCAGGCGCACATTTTGGGGTCGAGCCAATGACGAAGCGACAGTCCGCAAGGCCATCGCTTTCATGGGCCAGTCTCCGACTGCGGACGAAATGAACAAAGGACTTCTGAACTTATTCCGCACACAGAAGTTCCAGCTTCTAATCCAGGTCCATGACTCAATCCTAGCCCAAGTCCCTGAGGACGACTTGGATAAACTTGTACCCCTCGGAGCCTCTTCCCTCCGAGTCCCCATTACCCTTGCTGGAGGCCGAGAGTTTTTCGTCCCTGTCGAAGCCAAGGTCGGTTGGAATTGGGGCGACCGCAACGAGAAAAAAGATGGTTCAGTAGATAACGAATTGGGGTTGACGAAATGGAAGGGAAGCGACTACCGGAGAGCGCCCTCGGCAAGGTCTTTGAAAGCACTACTAATGTAAAGCCTCGGAAACTTCCTGATTGGCTTGACCAGTTTGATGAATATGTCAAAGGTTCCCCTGCACCATTCTTGTTTAAGAAGTGGGCGGGTATCTGCATCCTCGCTATGGCGATGGAGCGCAAGGCTTGGATACGCACAAACATAGGGCCACTCTATCCAAACCTCTACGTCATGCTAATTTCACCTCCGGGTGTGGGTAAGTCGGTCTTGACCGCCCTTGTGCAGAAGTTCCTTGGCGAGTTGTCCGATCATCACCTTGCCCCATCGAGCGTGAGTCGTGCATCCCTGATTGACTCCTTGATGCTTGCCGAGCGCCGAGTCGTCATGCCACAATCAACTCCACCTGTGATGACATTTAACTCCCTCGCAGTTGTGCAGAATGAAATGGGGGTATTTCTCCCTGCGTATGATGTGGAGTTCATGGCGACCCTTACGGACCTTTATGACTGCAATCGCTACCACGAGAAGAAACGGTCGAAGGACATCAACAATATGCTCGACTCACCGCAGTTGAACCTCCTCGGCGCAACGACAGTGGCTTACTTGTTCGATACCATGCCTGAGCAAGCGTGGGGCCACGGCTTCCTCTCCCGCACGATCCTGATCCACAGTGGCGAGAACATTGTTCGTTCGCTCTTCGACGCCATCGACATGAACGAGGAACTTTTTCGTGACCTCGTATTCGACCTTCGTTCGATCGGCAACGTCACAGGTCGCTTCATCTTCATGCCCGATGCAGCTGAGGCCCTCGACGCATGGCATCAGGCCAAAGGTCCGCCAAGGCCTGAACACCCAAAGCTGGCCAGTTATAACTCCCGCCGATCCGCACACTTGCTGAAACTTTGCATGATCGCCTGCATCAGTGCCGACAATAAGATGGTTATCACACTCGAGCATTACAATCGCGCTTTGTCCTGGCTGCTCGAAGCCGAGATGTACATGCCAGACATCTTCAAATCAATCTCAGTCGGCGGCGATGCAAAGGCCATCGAGGACGCATACTATTGGGCTTGCAAGCTGTACTACAAAACCAAGAAACCCCTCGATGAGGGCGTCATCATCGAGTACCTCGCAGCTAAAGTACCCTCCCATTCTGTTGAGAGGATACTTCAGGTCATGGTCAAAGCTGGAATGTTTGCGAAGTCTTTCGACGGGTACGTTCCGCGAGTTCGTAAGGACGCCTAGCAGTGCTTCTTGTACCACGCTTTATAGGCGGCGATCTTCACTTGGTTCCGCCGCTCAAGCGCGTCAATCTCAGTCCCCTTGAATGAGAAATTCCCATCCGAGTAAAGTGTCGCCTTGCCAATAGCGCAGGCTTCACTTACCGTGATGGTCTTGCCTTCGCACTGGACCAGTCCGGCAGCAATAGCAACGAGTAAAGTTACCTTAATCATTCTTCGAGTTCCCTTCGAAGTTCTTCCATCGTCTTGCCCTTGGCCTTGGTGAGTTCTGCTTCGGCAGACTTCACACTTGCTTGCAACTTCGCCGCCTCATCGGCCATAGCTTTGCGGTAACCGGAGGCTTCCCACTCTTTCTGGCTGACTCGTTGGGTGATCCAGTTGACAAACTTCATCAGAAGCAAAGTCAACTGGATCGCTTTTATTGCTGTCACTTAACTCCGACCTGAGCCGCAGTTACAGTGCCAGGCTTGTCGGTTGGCGTAACAACCGCAGTGCTGCCGAACAGATTGCGGACAACACCGCCTGGCCGGAACAGCTTCAGCAAGAAAGTGACAAAGCCGAAGGCCATCGCAACGTAAGCTGTGTACTCGACGGGAAGCCAAGAGATCGAGCATGTCGCGGCAAAGTCAACAGCGCCTGGCTTGCAACCAAGGCTCACCATGAAGCCGCTGAGCATAGTCAGGAACGCCGTGATCGTGCCGAAGGTGTTTGTGAGTTTGTTAGTCCAGTTCATTTTCCACTCCTATAAAAATCCGTGAGCCCCACGGCGGGTTATCGGTCGATTGCCTCAAAGTGCATCGGATCGTTAGCCAGGTTATCCCAACCTTCGTCCGTGAAAGCCTTCACGACCACGACAGGAAACCGCTTGCGGCTCTGCCCGTTAGGCTTGTTCTCCGGATCAAAGTCCACAGCACAGCCATACGCATGGTTCGAGATGTTGTTTGAGTTCCGGGACAGGCGGAAGTTATGACTCCCTCCATAAATGTCCATGCCCCACTTAGCGATCGTGGCCTGCGACTTACCAGAGGCAATCCAGATGGCATCAAACACTCGCTTGAGACTCTCCGCACACTTCCGATGGATCGTGATGCTCGACACAGGTTTCCCTGCATAGGTCATCTTGAACGGCGGCTTGATCGTGGTGAGGTTCTTAGCCTTCCACGACTCGGACGCCTGACCGTTCTTTCCACGAGGGTTCCCGTAGAAAGCATCACGCTTATTCATACTGGGCCAAACAGGCTTTCCCATTTAACACTCCCAAAATAAATCCCCACCGTCAGGGCCGATGGTACTGCCCACTCCACAAAGCACTGCTTTCGCAGCACCAGGTCTGATGGCGAATGTCGATGTTGCCAGGCCTCTCGGCCAAGCCATACAATGTTCACCGCCATCCACGCATCAGGCCATTGAAATATAAGCACAATTCCGCAAATAATCAATGTGCCTAATGTGTGTAGTATAAGGTCAACCCAATCCATCGGGTTTTTCTGCCACAGGCTCCGCTTCAACAGCTTCCTCGATCGGATCGGGCGCTTCATCAGCCAGCTTGGCCAACGAAGTATTCGCTTTCTCCAGCGTTGCGGTCCAGATCACGATGTCGGACTGGATTTGCAGTATCTGCGCTTCCAGTTCTTTCAACCGTGTTTCCGCTCGTTTCTGCCTGTCGCTGATATTCGCAATCAGTTCAACAACGGCACTTTCTGGCAGGCCTGTTGAGGCAGCTACCTTCTTAACCATCGCGTCTTTTGGAATGTGTCCCATACTGTAGTCCTTTTGTTGAGGTTAAATTATTTCCAGGAAGCGCCTACAAGCGCTACGTTACCAGAAGTGCCCCAGGTTCCGGTAAAGTCATCTGTGGAGATAGTTGAAGTAACTACTAATCTGCCACCAGCAAAAGCGGCAGTGTTAGCAACTTGGTCAAAGTCTTCTGTAATAGCTTCGGCACCGGTTTGTGTAAATGTAACACGCTGCGCTGAGGCGCTATGATAACCAGCAAGAATAACAAAACCGCCAGCTATTTTATCGAGGTCTACGATGCTAACAGTTGACGCTGCCGCACTGTTGTTTCCCACTGCGTCGATTGGAGTAGACGAAGCCGGATAACCTGCCCATGAGGCAACCGCCAAATCGTTACAAAGACTGTCCATTGTGACTGAAATGGTTCCAGTAGTTCCCGTCGGAACAGCAGCGTACCACAGTTCCAACGGACGAGCGGTAGAACCACTGGCTATAGCCTTAGTAGCAGAAACGCCGCCTATAGTTGCAGAAACCACAGAGTGAGTTGTGCCTGTAGACACCGCTATAATTATAATACGATCAAAAGCAGCTGTGCCAAAAGTAGAAGACGCAAAAGAGTAAGTTGTAAGCGACCCAGAGTTAAGCTGTATTTGCTGAAAAGTCAACGGAAGGCCACTTCCGCTGGCCCGTTTAAGAAACCCCATTGATATACTCATGTGGTCATGTCTCCAACCATATAAGCTACAGTTGCACTTTCAAACCAAATCGTGCAACCAGCATACTGAGCGGCCGTTTTCAGCTTGCCGCCGGATGAGTTAATCGTCACACCTGAACCGACGAAGGTAACCTGTCCAGCGCCCTTTTGGATAAAGTCAATCCGATCGCCTGCCGCATGAGTAGCCGAGGGGATTGTGACTGTGATAGCCGCCGCGTTAGACAGTGTGACAAGTTTGCCCTTATCGCCTGCGACTGTGCTATACGTTGTACCAGTCTGAGCGTTTTGAACAATGTTTCCGACCGCGTTATCGACATAGGCTGTGGTGGCGATCTTTGTCGAGTTGTCCCTCGCTGTTGGCGTAGGCGCAGCTGGAGTTCCTGTAAAAGTCGGGCTTTCCAGGTACGCAACTGTGTAAATGACGCCGTTAATACGATTGAAGAAGGCCGCCGTTGTTGACCACACATCACCATCAGTAGGCGCGGTTGGAGCCACACCGTGAGGAATGTTGATTGCAGAAGATGACGTTGTGGAAGTGAAGAAAATCACCTTGCCAGAGAACGTACCGCCTGCAGTTGTCATCAGGGTTCGAGTTGTACCGTTGATGCGAACGAACGTACCTGAGGTCGTGGTCCAAATATCACCATTGTTAGGTGTTGTCGGCGCAGCGCCGTGAGGGATGTTAAGCCCCGCACCGCCTGTTGTCGCAGCAAGTGTGGTGAGCAAGCCTGTGAGGGTTCCGCCCGCCAGCGTCATCAAGGTCTGCGTGGTGCCGCCGAGGCGAGTAAACACTGCGCCAGAGGTTGTCCATATGTCTCCGTTGTTTGGAGTGGTGGGAGCTACGCCGTGCGGAACGTTGAGACCAGCTGCCCCAACAACAGAAGCCGGAGTAATTAACGGCCCCGTCATCGTGCCGCCGGACTTCGCCACCAGATCAGTAATCAATACACCACTGTCTTGAATGGCTTTGCCTGTACCACTAGAGAAAGTAGGTATCCGATTAACTGTTGACGAGGCTGGCCCAACAACATCACCAGTACCTGAGCCCGAGGCGCCACGAATATTCGTGATCACTGACCAGGAACCAGCCGCCTTCGCATAGACATCATCGTTAGTGTTGTCGAGGTAATAATCACCATTGATGCCTGTGCCGCCTGCGGGGGCGCCAGCACCATTGTACCACACTGCGCCTGCGGCACCGTTGGTTCCAGCGTTGCCTTGAATACCTTGAATACCCTGGATACCCTGAATGCCCTGAATACCCTGCGCACCAGTTGCGCCCGTTGCGCCCGTGGCTCCAGTTGGACCCTTAACGTTAGTTACAACTGCGCCCCAACCGGCAGTAGTCTTCGGCCCGTACAAATCGCCGTTCGAGGTGTTGATGTAGTAATCAGTGTACTTGCCGAGGCTTTCGGCAGGAGCGCCAGCGCCACTCAAAATAATCGAAGCGCCAATCGAAGCAAGGTAGTTATTCCGCTGGATCATCATGACGATCTTATCCAGCTGTTCTTCAATCGCACTTGGATCGAACACTCCTTCACGAAGCAGGACTAGGTCCTGAGTCATCGGCACAACTCGATCAATGCGGAGTTTATACAAGGTAGAAAGCGGCGAACCTCCCATGAGGTAAGTGACCGTGCCGCCAGCCGGGTTCTCCATACCTGTAACCGTATAAGCCGAAGGCGAAAGCACCGTCTCAGCGCCAGTTGAAATCAAAATCCTGGTGACAACTAGATCAGTAGACTCATAGAAAAGAAACGGAACCGGGAAGGCAGTCGTCACCCCATTCCCAGTTGCGGTGATTGAGGCCGTGGTAGAGGAAAGGCTCATTTTTGTCTCCGATCTGGAACTGGTACGGTTCCTTCGATTTGATCAAGTATGCGTCGGAAGTAAAACAGGTTCTGTAACGGAAACATTAAGCGCAGTGCGTGTATGGTTGATTTCGTTGGCGCGTCAACGTCTTCTATAACACGGAACGCCTTTTCCATCAAGTCAAAAGATGGGCCAAGTGCAGCCTCCATTAAATCACCTTGACCCCTACGAGTCGAAGCACGACCACTGAAGTTGGCGTACTCGCGCAGGATCGGGAGTTTCTCTGCCACACGCTGAACCTGGTCAAAGACCGCCGTTACGCCTGAGCGACTGATGGCTTCGTCGGCCCATTTGTCGAGTTCTGCATTCCGCATTTCTTCTTCAGTCTTACCGCCGACTGCTATTGCATAAAGGTAGTAAGACATAGCGCCGAGGCCAAGCGATAGCATAATGCCATTAGCGGCAGCTGCATCATGCTGTTGCAGGTTCGCCATCATAACTTTCTGCGTCGAGACCATCCCGTAGGATTTGAACTGCGCCAGCATCCGGTAGAATGTATTTTCGTCAGTCCAGTTTGGCTTACCCAATCCCGGCGTAACGATGGTGGCATCGACTTCAGCTGCAAGCATCGCACGATAAGCTCGCTGTGCTCGAGCCACACCAGGTTCTGACATGTCCCAGTGCTCCGTGTTCGGCAGCCAAATGCCATTTACCTTGCCGCCGCCCTTGCCGTTCGTAACCTGTTTCCAGATGGTCTCGGCAATTTCCTGGTCGATGTTGTTCTTGGCGAGGAACTCGATTGCTTTCTTCTCGTTCCCCTTTTGCGCCTTCATCACGATAGCGATGTTGTCGAGGGCACGAGCGTTCACCACTCCCGCAGTGATTTGCTTCATGGCCGAGTTCCAATGATCGAACCCTCCCCACACACCGAGGCGGGAAGCCAGGAAGTGAACACCTCGTTCAAGTGAAGTCCCCCTATGAGCATCGTCGAAAACGTCTGACATCGAGTACATACGAGTGTGAAGCAAAACATCGAGGGCTGTGCCCGCAAGCTGCGCTTCCCTCTGTGACATGCGGATCGTCTTGAAGTCCGTAATCATCGGAACCACTGCGTTCTTCATTGTGTTAGCCAGGCCGTGCTTCATCACAACTCGGCTAATGTCCGGGATCGAGGAAATCAACACGCCGCCCATGAACCGGAGGTAGTTGAGGTCCATCAGCATTTTTGCCCCACGATAGGACCAAGCCTCTGGATCGGTCGGTACGTTCCGAATACCTCGGACTCGCTCAAGCATCACATACAGGTCTTTGCGAGCGCCTTCGTAGAAAGCCTCGATCTTCTTGTTTTCCTTAATCAGTTGTTTTGGCGTGTACTTCGGAGTCCCGTCTTTCTTCGTGGCCTCTTTTACCGCCTGAAGCATCTTATCTTTCTCGTCGGTGAGGGCTTTGAACTCCTGTCCAGGAACCATTTCACCGAAAACCCTCGCAAGCGAGATGTCCGCCCCAAGCGTCCGAGTGTAAGTCGCAATGACTTTCTCAATGTCGGTCTCGAGGAAGTCTGCTATGCTATCTGATGAGATGCTCAACACACGTTTGAGTTCTGGTCCGCGCTCGGCCTGGATAATGTCATGGTAGGCCAAGCGCCGCTCAGACCCCAGGATTTTGTTGATGACCGCTTCGGCGTCCTCGCGGGCTTTCTCCGAGAGGTCAGCGACCGCTCCGTTCATCGTAATCGGAGCATCCGACACCGCGCCGCGCAATCTCCAACGATCACGGAAATCCGCAGTGTCGTCTTTCATCTTAGTCTCAAGCGCCTTCTGCCGAGCAAGCCGAGCCTCTGGCGAAAGTTTTTCCGCTTGTGCCCACAGCTTCTCCGCGCGGAGTGTCCGTTTGGCATTAAGTTCTGCTGCAGTTTCTCCAAGCGTCCGCTTCATCTCGTCGAGGGCTTTGTCGAATGAAGCCCTGTCGAAGTTCTCCAGATCATCCAGCTTCGCATTGATCTTCATCATGCGTTCGCCGACTTCGCCCTGCTTGTCAATCGCAGCGAATGGAACCTCCGGTAGGTTCTCAACATCGGCTTTGACAATAGTATCCTCAAGTTTATCGTACTTGCCTGCGGCGTCGGCCAGATCGTCCTGAAGTTTTTTGATCGCTTTGCCAAGCGCCTCAGGCGAAGCCGACTTAGCAAACTTCCGCAGCTTCTCGATTTTAGCGCTGTAGCTGAGGATCGTGTCGATCTGCTGCTCTTCGAGCCCTTCGATCTTGCGGAGCTTAGCTTGGCGCCTGCCCTCAACCCCGACGAAGGCTTTCTTCAAGTTGTCAAGGTTCTTGTTAATCTCCCGCACCACACTGCGATACTTGCCAAGGTCTTCACCAAGCACTTCCTCAAGGTCCGCTTGATCCTTCGCATGAAGTTTCATCTGCTCGTCGATCTCGGCTATACGACCAGCCCGAAGCAAAAACTCATTCGGATTGTTGGACTTTGTTGCCAACAGCCCGTCTTTCTCCTTAGCCAGCGCACGAAGGTTCCGCGTGATCGTGCGATCGGCCGCATCAGCTGCAAGCACGTTCGGATCGGTTTGCTCCTGGACATCCTTAAGCCGCTGCTGAAGTTCCATCTTCCGCTTGGTGACTTCTTCCTCCGGCACAGTCCAAGCTTCCAGCTTGGCCTTGTCCGCTTCCTGCCTCGCCACGAACTTCTCATTCGCTTTCACGAACTCAGTCTCAAGCTGCATCTTGTAGTGATCGGCCAGTATTTTGGCAAAATCTTGGCGCCTCTGCACAATCGCAGTGTGGTTGTAAACACGACGAGCATAGCCCTCATCGCCTACAACCTTTTCGTCGCCCTTGTAAATACCCACTTCAACGCCCTCTTTATACAGCTTATTGAAGACCTCCGTTTCAACAGCTTGAGCCGCTTTGCGTACTTCCGGCGCTGCGTTTTTCTCGAAGCCCGTCCAAATATCTCGAATAATTGCTTGCTTAAATTCATCGTAGGACATCTTTCCCTGACGAGCGGCGGAAATCCTAGCACGGGTAGCTTGCATGACGCCAGAACTGGTTTTGGCGTAGTCCAGATAAGCGCCCTCGACGGCTTGATGCGCTTTGTAAGCCACGACTTGATAGGTCTTTTTCAGGTTCTCCACGTTGCCGCCCGGTGAAGCCGCAAGCCAGTCTTGGTTTTTCTGCAGGGCAAGATCGTCCTGTGAGAAGCCTGCAGTGAACCGGCGAATAACCGGAGACCCGCCTTGTTCCTTCACAAAAGCAGGAGCGTTCCACTGTTGCAAACCTCGAATGATCGGGTTCTGTGCGATCGGGAGGCGGGAGAGAGCAGCGGCTCCCATTCCCTCAAGTTTGCCAACGTCCTGCAACGTGGTCACTTCCATCGCGTTGAGGTCGCCAGACATTCGCATAGGGGCGGATATGTATTCTTTATCGGGTAAAGTATCCGTATTCGAAACTAGCTTATCCCAATCTTTCTTCGCGAGGGTGTGTGCTATAGCACCGAGTACTCCGCCAAGGACAACTGAAGACCCGAGACTCATCGCCACTTCGCCTGGACTGCGAGTAAGCTGGTTGTCGTACAGAACCATCTCCTGTGCGGCCGCGCCAGCGAATAACGAGGCCGCGCCCATCAAGATCGCTTTTGAGCCTGTGGCGCCTTTCCAAAACGGAATGAAGGTTGTTGGACTTACTGCGCCTGAAAGGACCTGTGCGCCGAAAGCGGCGACACCGCCTGCGTCGAGTATTCTCTTGTTCTCCTCTTCACGCCGGACTTGTTCGATCTTCCACTCTGTCTCGGCGGGGCTTGACGATCCCAGGAACCGCTCACCGTTCTCGAGAAGCCCCTTCTTTTTGAGGTAATCAACCTCGTCGTAACCATCCACAGGGGGAAACTTATCCCGGTTGATAGCCTGACCAAAGTTGTAAATGTCGTTTTCCTGTTCCAGCGCAGCTCGTCCAATATCAGTCCAAGAAGAAACGGGGCGGTCAAGAATACCTCCATCAGTAGGTGCGGTTGGGGCAAAGAACGGATCGACAGTTTTTTCTTCAAATTGTGGCATCTTATTCTCCGATCCGCTTACGCTGCGCTTCTGCTTCTTTTTCGGCCAGGGGCTTGGCGGCTTCAAGCGCCTTATCGACCGCTTCGAGTTCTTTATACCTTGGCCATTCTTCGATCGGTCCAGTCCAAGTACCTATGTCGCTGATCAGTTCATCCCACTTAGCTTGCTGAACGGAGAGTTCTTTCTGTGCGGGGCTCTTGTAAGAGTTCTCCGTCTCGACAGCTTTCTGTTGCGCCCGGCTGCGAAGGGTTTCAATCTCCTTAGCCAGGTCTGCACCGCGCTTAGTGATTTCATCAGGCACACCCATAAGAGCAGTCCCCGGCCCCGGGCTCATAATCTTCATGATCGTTTCAAGTTCGACTTTCTTCGACTTGATCCGCAGGTCAAGTTCGTGCTGTGCCATATCGTCCTCGGACGGCGTGAACACATGACGGAGGGGGCGGCCGCTTTCGCCTCGCACAAAGTCCAGTGAACCGTCCTCTTTCTGCACGAACACTCGATACGATGGACGAGTCGCACTTGGCCCGACCGAAGGACCAGCCCTGCCGCCAGCCGTAGGCGTATGCATCATGGCGACTTCTTTTGCGGTAGTTGCGTCCGACACGACGAACACTCGCTGAGCATCGGTAAGCCCCAACTCTCCGCGAAGTTGTTTTGTCATCCAGGAGTGATCGCTACCAATAGTCGGTGAGTACAACTCCGGTGGATACTTCATCAGAGCGTCAACTCCGTCGATCTGAGTCTTTTTCCACACGCGAGAGAACTGCTTGTTGGCAAGGCCGACTGAGGCTTCTTGGTTGCCGCGAGTCCTAGCCATGGCTTCAACAAACAAAGTATTCCACTCGGTTGTTGCTTGCACTGTGGTGGGCGTAAGCGGTGCGCCGTCGATCTCACCAAACTGATCTGCGAACCGAACTGGTGTAGGACTGTTCGGCTGAAGCATTTCTTCAGCTTGCTTTCGATAAGCCTCCCGATCGTTTCGCTCTTGCGATGTCGGTGCATCTGAGAGCATCTCGATCAATTGCTTATCAGGCATCGTGCCAACGAGAGCCTCATAGAGGTCTGCTTTGTGGCGAACGGCTGGTGTTACCTGCGCCCCGTAAACACTTGGATTGAGGTCTTCAAGCGCGTTCAGCGTCTGCAGCGCAAACACCATGTTGCGGCCATCAGTACTGCGAGACATCGTGGTCAGCGTACCTACTGCGTCCGGCGGGATAGCGCCAGCTTTTTCAACGAGGGGGATCAAACCTTGCTGGACATAGTTCTGATTCCGCTGATTAATCGCAGTCGTGCCTTTGTCCCCATACAACGTGTTGAGGGCTTTGTTATCATCTGAGTTCGTAATGTCAAACATATTGCCGTTAGCCAGGCGTTCGACTGCTTTCCGCTCAACAAGCCCGGTCTTCTCACGTTCCTCGACAATGCCGACAGCTTTCTTCCGCTCCTCGAACGTGGTCAACAGTCCGGTTTTCATCGCCTCGTCGATGTCGGCTAGCCCAGCTTTGCCGTCGAACAGGTTGTTATACAGTGCGTCAACAGTTGCTTTGCGGGCGTCTTCCTGCTGAGTAGCCTGTGCGGCTTGAAGCCTGGCAACTTCTCCGTCAATCGTATTACGGATTGCAGTACGATCCTCGAAAGGAACGTTAATGAAGCGAGGGTCTTCATCGAGGTTATCGGGCGGAGCAAACTTGCCCCGCACAGCCAACACACCGTTTGCCTTATGCTTGGAAAAATCCGCAGGGAGTCCATCCGGCTGGCTTCCGCCTTTACGAGCACGATGTTCGATCCCCGCAGCATAAGCCCAAGCAGGAACGCTATCAGCACTGTGCGTTGGTCCCCACATTTTAGGAGGGCCTGCCCGCATATCGAGGTGGATGTTATTCGCATACACTCCGATGCCGGTAAAGCCCATAGCCGAGGCCATCTTAATCAGACGTAGGCGCTCGGCGTGAGACATATCGCCAGTCTCGAGGTCAAGCGCCGTGCCCTCTATATGCTGAGAGTGCTTGGCTCCACCGACATCAGCGTTTTTATTTGGGTCACGGAAGCCGGACTTGACGAGTATTTGCTGGCCAAAGGCTCCCTGCAGTCGCTCGTAAGCGTCGAGAACTTTTGGATCAACGTTGGCAATGTCGCCTCCACTAGACTTGACCGGAAGCCGAGGCGCATTTGTCGTGTCGTTTGCAAGAACCGACTCAGCCTTCGCCGCATGTGCTCCCATCTGGTCTGTGACTTTATCAGCCACAGTTCCAGGGGCTCCGCCGTTATTCGCATCAGAGGTGTTGTTTCGGCCAGGTGATCCAGCGTTAATCGTCGAATACAGGTCTATCAAGGACATGCCGGGCTTAAACCCTCGATCGGTCAGATAACGATCGACAGCATCAAGATGCTCGCTAACCGACATGCCCTTATGGATGCCGTATTTTTTCTGTTCCGCCGGACCGAACTGGATCAAACCCAGGTGTGCGTTGTTCTTGCCGCCCGCCTGATCAACAGCGAAGGTGCCGCCAGTCTCATACGAGAACACCGTAAGGAAATCTTTCGCAGGAAGGCCGTACTTTTGCGACAGGCGCTGCGTTCCCTGAACCAATTCTCCCATGTAGGAAGTGGTCTTGACTTTCTGCCGCTTGAGGACTTCAGTGTACCCTGTCTTTTCAAGGTCCGCCGCAGCTTTCTGCTTCATCAGGAACTTTTCGGTTTCTGTGAAATCCGAGTGATCGATAGTCTCGTCAATGATGGCTTTCTGGCCTTCGAGTGAGTCTGGATCGACTGTAATCGTATCCTTAGCCTCGCTTTGCATCCGATTAAGGGCATCGCTTTGGTAGACTTGCCGTCCCTTCTTCTGCGCTGCGTCAGCACCGTTCGCCAGGCTGATGTCGCTTTCAGCAAACCGCATTTCAAACTCGTTCTTGAGTTTGTCTGGCACCGTCTTTAGGTATTCAGCTTTACGCGCTTGGTAGTCAGCTTTGATGCGGTCAGCAAGAGTCTCGTCGCCAGGCTCAGCCTGATCGGTGAGTTCTTTTGCGGCGTTCGTGGCCTCGTTGATGAAGCCAGCAAACTGTTCAGTCGTCTTGAACCGTTCAGCATTATCCGCCGTGCGGTTAACCTGATCCGAGGTCTGGCCGCGAATACGCACACGAGTTTCAGCTACGGAAACCTTAAACCGCTCCTGAAGCTCTGGCGGCAAGCTAGAGATAAACTCCTGCTCAAAGTTGTACTGTTGAGACTCAATACGATCCTTGAGAGTCGGATCATCGGGGTGAGACTCGCGGGCGATCCGCTCAGCCTGTGCAGCCGACTGCGCATTGAACTCAACATAGCGAGCGTTGGCCTCGTAGAGGTCGTTTTGCTTGGCTTCGTTCTCCCTGTCTTTGAAACTTTTCGTAACAGCGTTGCCAAGAGCATCTACGCCCTGAACAAGGCCAGAGAAGTTCGGCGTCGCTGGCTGGAGGTAAGCCGCCGCAGTCCGTGAACGGTTAGTGGTGCCGGTCGTGGGTGAAGGTACACGCATCAGATTGGCCCGCCATAAGTACGTCTTTTCATGAGGTTAAACGAAGGGAAAGTAAAGCCCATCGGAGGGTTTGGTCGAGGTCGCATCAGAGTTGATTTCGCAGCTACCGGCGCCGTCTTAAAAGGCTGAGGCTTAAGCACCGGCTTAGGCGGATACTTGGCCTGAGCGGGGGATGCCTGCGCTCCACCTGCCATCGACGATCCTGCCATCGCAGAGGCCGCACCAAGCACACCACCAACGAGGGATGATACGCCGCTGATCTTCGCAGCGGATTTTTCGGCTTTGAAGTTTGCTGCTTCGACAAGGTGATTGTACCGCTCCATCTGGCCTTCTTCGACGATGTTCTGAGTATCCCTGCGTCCAAGCAGGCGCGCCGAGTTTCTTGTGGCAATTTGGCTTTTGCCCGCAAGGCTAACGCCAGAGGCGGCCTGAGCAACTTCCTGCTCCCCAAGAACCGCTCGAGTCTCGAGGTAATCTTTCTCCTGAGCGTCGATCCCAGTCCGAACTCGAGTCCGCTCTGCGTTCCACAGGGCAACATTCGCGTTCATGTTGGCGACTTTGGCTTGATACTGGCTCTGCATAAAGCCAGTCACGCCCTGAACTACTGAACCTAGTGCGGCTGCTGCTGCCATGATTTCCTCAATTGATAAAGTGTGAAGCCGTTTCCGGCTGAGTCGGTGTTGTGCAGGACAGGCTCAAAACCGAAGAACTTAACGAAGCGATGGCCGATCCAGAACTCGTCCTCGACGCGGACGCAGAGCCGTCCCCACAGGCGGACGATGCG